ATATGCAGTCAAAATACCAACTGTACTGATACCAGATGCAGATGCTGAGTTGATATTGCCTGTGACATTACCTGTTACATCACCAGTAACACCACCAACAACGTCTCCTGTTAGGTCTCCCTGAACATTACCAGTCACATTACCAGTTAATGCACCACTAAAAGTAGTAGCAGTTGCAACACCAGTTACAACAGCTCCACGGGAGAATCCCACAGAACCGGTATCATCCTTATTTACAATATCATCAACTTGTAACTTTGACATGAGTTTATGTTTTTAGGTATTTATCAGGTATCGTATGCGATGATGATAACACCAGAACCGCCATTTCCACCAAGTTTTAAACCATCGGAAAGGTTTGGATAAACTGGTTCAGGAGAATTGGATCCTCCTGCACCACCGCCACCTCCACCAGATCCCATCCTTCCGTTATCACCAAAATATGTTGGAACATTAGATCCATCGGCAGGAGCACCAGCACCACCACCGTGAGATGCAGTGCCTCCACTAAAAGAACCTCTAAAGGGACCAGCAGCACCACCACCGCCACCACCAGCATATCCCGTAGTGATTCCAGATATGCTGAGATTTACACCAGCACCGCCAGGTCCTGGATTATTTGAACTGTCTGCGTCAGTACCAGCAGAAATGAATCCACCGCCACCACCGGCACCGTAGTTAGGACCTCTAGAACCACCATCATTACCTTGTGCTAATGGCCAATTTGGATCTGTTGGTGTGTTTCCTGAACCGCCAGCACCATCACCACCACCAGCGCCACCGCCTCCAGAACCACCATTCTGTCCATCTCTCTTTGATGATGTATTCAGTTCATATGAACCACCACCACCGCCACCAACGGATCTAATTCTGTTAGTTGATGGATATGATTGTGGAGTTGGATAAAATTCTGATTCTGTTCCGCTTTGTCCCCTCATACCTCTAACATTAGCGGGGACATGGAGGTATCCACCTGCTCCACCAGCACCCACCGTTGCAGTATATTCAGATCCTGCAGTAACTGTATATGAACCACCTCTTAATGGTGCTGGACAATCAGGATGATTAGTTCTTAAACCACCTGCTCCACCTGCACCTACTCCATCAGCTGCTTTAGCATATCCACCACCACCACCGCCACCGCCGACAACAAGATATTGTACTGAAAGTGGAGATGGATTTAATGGACTTGGCGCTGTAAATGTACCAGAACTTGTAAAGACATGGACAGTTTTCCCACCTGGAGTAAAACTAACAGACCCACCAGTTGCTTTTGCTGTATTGGTTTGAATTGTTCCTATCTGATACCGAATGATTATGATTCCAGATCCTCCATGACCACCTCGGTCATCTGTAGGATCGAATCCTTCTCCTCCTCCACCACCACCGGTAGAATCTTGTCCATTTTTACTATCGCTACCTGGAACCGCTGGATTTCCACCATTACCAAATCCACCACCACCTACACCACCTGCCTTTCCTTCGGTGCTATCACCACCAGCACCGCCACCACCAGCAAACCACTGTGAAGTTTCACCAACACCTACAAAAGTTGGTGGTCCTGCAATAAAGCACTGAACACCAATACCACCTGTCGTAGTTGCATCAGGACTATCAGCACTAGCTGCTCCAGCACCACCGCCACCACCTGCTCTTGGTGATTGACCACCAGGATTACCTTGGTTGGCAGGAGTAGCAGGACCACCATCTCCACCTCTAGATCCACCACCACCAGATCCACCACCACCGCCGGTGACACCAGAGGCATTTTCATTTGCACCGCCGCCACCACCAGTTGCAGTAACTGTCATCGGTGATGTTACTGGATGAGTTAAAACACTATTTCCTCCTTGATTAGCTGTGCCTGGAGGATCCATAGTTCCGCCACCACCAGCACCAATAGTTACGGGATATGTTCCAGATGCTGCGACTGTAAATGTATGTCCATATGGAGCATATGGGTGTCCAGAAAGGTTTGTTCTAAAACCACCGGCACCACCGCCGCCACCACCAGATCCATTATTATTATCTCCACCGCCGCCTCCACCACCAGCAACGACCATATACTCAATGTCAGCCCCGAAAGGTCCAACAGAAGTTACATTAAAAGTTCCAGTATTTGTAAAAATATGTGCTCTATAAACGTCAGAACCGACAGTATAATCACTAATTGTTCCACCTGTTGCTTCTAGTCCACTTCCTGCAATGGCATTAGTTCCTCCACCACCTTGCAGAAAAGTATTTCTAAAATATTCTAGAAGGTGTCCGTCTGCTTGAGTTGTTGTTGGATGACTACCAGTAGATCTTGCTCCCATGTCTACTTACCTCAAACGATGTCGGTGTCGCCAAGCACCTGGACGTTCACCACGCTTCCGATTCCTGTTCCTCCAGCTGCTGGTGCTGTGACTTCAACAAACAATTGACTACCATCTGTCATCGTAATTGGATATGGTGTCTCAAAGAAAAATGTTTCGTTCTGAGCTAAATCAACTCTAGCAATTCTGCGAGTTGTAATTGCAGCACCTGAACCTTCTGATTCTCCATCGTCATAAATGTAGAGTGACGATGTGCATGTTGCAAGACCTGTATTGTGTAAAATCACACCTCTCAAGAATGTGGTCGATGCAATACCAACACCACCAGCAGTCTGGGTAACACCAACCGTTAAAATACCAACGGTGTTAATGCCAGTTACATTCTGAATGCCTAATAGTTTAGTTCTCTTGAGTGCCATTGGTATATCTTTTTAGTTATTTAGTTAAACAGAGCTGCATCGAGTTCGGTGAATCCAGCAGGAAGACCTGTGAGATTTGATCCTGAACCTAGGAAACTCGTGGCAGTAACAATACCTGCAGTAATATTTGTGACTGCAACATCAGGTGATCCAGTCAATCCTGTAGCATTACCAGTTACATTACCGGTAAAACTAGTAGCAGTCACAACACCAGTTGCAACAACACCAGATGAATTGATGGTAACAGCAGTTCCAACAATTGCTGTTGAAATAGTTGCAATACCAGTTGCTGATACGTTTTCAGCAGTAATACCCGATTCTGCTTCTAATACTCCAGAAATCGTTGTGATACCAGAAATGACGGCACCACCAACAATAGTTGGAACGTTACCGTCTGTCCTTGCTTTTAGATTATTAACTCTTAAGTCTGACATCAGAGATCCGAAATTTGAAGGACATCAATAATCATAGTCTTACCAGCACCAACTGTGACACCGATTCCACTTGCAATATTTATTTGTGGAATGACTGAGACAACATAAGAACTTGATACACCAGCATTCTCTGCATTAAGGTCAAGATCTGCTGTGATCGTTGCCTCCATATCAAAGAAACTTAATGGCGATGATGTGCCATCAGTATAGTTGATAGCAGTTCCTAATCCACCGCCACCACTACCAGAGATACTAATATCAACTGTTCCATCACTAGACAGGACAACAGTATTTCCAGATCCAATAAAGTTAAGTGTCTTAGCAACACCAACTGATGTACCGCCAGAACTAATTCCGATGATACCACCAGACTCTACATCCAGAGTTCCAGTAACTTTTAAGTTACCCTGAATTGTTTGAGTTGATGCTGCAGAAACAATCGCATCAGCAACTCTAAAGTCATCAAAAATTTGAAACTCTAAAACATCTGACAGAGATGCTGCAGATAAAAGAGTTACAGTAGATCCATCAGCAGCAGTATAGTCTCTACCATCTACCAGACGGACACCATTACGAAATACTGCGAGTTGATTGATCCTATAACCACCAGTGACTGTGAACAGCGTCTGAGATGCTGTTGCAATTACACTGATGGTCTTAGACGCAACATTACTTGTTAATGTTATAGGATTGCCTATTGCCATCGCATTATTATTTTTAGTTATTTATGCCAATAAAAAAAGGAGGGTTAAGACCCTCCTTATGATTTATTCAGGTGTGGTCAGAACCCATGCTGTTGCTGGATCTGATTGATAATTACTTTCGTTCCAAACATAATACTTGCCTGCCTCTCTTTCTTCATCAGTTAGTGCGGGCTCAGGAACTGGTGAATACCACTGTGCAGTAGAAACACCAACAGTCCAAGAAGCATAAGGTTGCTGAGCAATAAAGATATCAGTAGATCCAACACCCATAGTAGCAACATTACTCATGTAGGTATATCCAATACCTGCATAGTTGCCTCTCATATTACCATTATATGAAGTCTGCTTCCAGTTAGTGTCAGCACCAAGAAGTTTCTGACAGAAAGCAACACCGATACTTTCTGTTTCTACACCGTTGGAATCGGATGTGTCATCGTTGCTCACAACAATGACTTGGGTTACCACATTGTTTTCATCTAGTTGTGCAAAATGAGCCATCTTTTATCTTTTGACTAAGTTTGTTTTAGATATTTAGGATTATAGCAATCCTTTGGTTATTTATCAAGTGGGATATGCGATGATGACAATACCGGAACCACCTGGAGATCCTGAGACACCTCCTCCACCTCCACCACTTCCAGTGTTCATGCCACCTGCCGAACTTGGAGCTCCTGGTTCGGGAGATGGTCCAGCACCTGTGCCACCGACACTTGAACCACCAGCACCTCCACCACCGTGGCCACCACCACCGCCACCACCAGCGTATGCTTGCGATCCTCCACTGATTGTCAGAGTAATACCGGCACCACCAGCAGCACCTTGAACTGGATTTCCAGTAGGATCAGCAGACGATCCAGCACCACCAAATCCACCGCCGCCACCACCACCGGATGTACTTGGAGTGGCATTTTGTGCTCCTCCTCCACCACCTGATCCAAGAGGACCACCGGTACTTGTTCCATCAGGACCTCCGGGATCTCTTTGTCCACCACCACCACCTGATCCAGCAAATGGTGTTCCTACAGATGGTCCAGGATTGCCAGTGTTACCATTTGGAATATCAGTATTTCTACCACCGCCACCGCCACCACCATAGAGAGTATGTCCAAGTGCTGTTGTGGTGCCACCATTACCACCTCTTCCAGTGCCATTTACTGCCACATTTCCCGCACCAGCAGCACCAACTGTAATAGTATTGGGTCCTGGTGATACTGTTGCATTAGATGCTCTCTGTGGTGATGGAACTGCTGTATCGGTTGAATACAGAGCACCGGCACCACCTCCACCACCTTCGAGATCTGCAGCAGTTCCATTACCACCGCCACCACCACCAGCGATAGCTAAAAATTCAACGCTGAGAGGATTTCCACCGTTGTTATTAAGATTAAAATCACCACTTGCTGTAAATGTGTGAATAGTTTTTCCACCAGCAAAACTAATAGCACCACCAGTTGCTTTTGCGGTTGCTAATGTTGCAATTTTATATCTTACAATTACAACTCCAGAACCACCTCTACCCCCTCTACCATTACTTGGATTATTATTTCCACCACCACCACTACCAGTTGACTGGACAGCATCTATACCAGGTTCAGGTGTGTCGTATTTCGTACCTTTTCCGCCACCACCAACACCACCAGCAACTTCAGTTCCACCAGGACCACCTTGTTTAGATGACGCACCACTTCCTCCACCAGCAAACCATCCATATTCTCCTGGTCCAGGATTTACTGTGCCAGCTCCAGTAAATGATGAAGGTCCACCAATCAGTAATTGAAGTCCAGCACCACCAGCACCACCGATAGATGCAGGTGCTGCGTTAGGAAGTGATGCATTACCACCAACAGCACCAGCACCACCGCCACCTCCTCCTCCATAGGAGTGGTTTGGGTTTCCTACAGGGTTTCCATTTGATCCACCCGTTCCACCATCTTTTCCTTGACTATTTGGTGTTACTGGAAGTCCAGAGATAGCTTCTGATGGTCCACCAGAACCAGTGCCTACATAAGGTTGTCCACCTCTACCAGCACCACCACCAGAGCCACCAGCACCACCTGTTGGGTGTGCAGGATTACCTGAGTTATATCCTCGGCCTAGTCCACCACCAGTTGAGATAACTCTAGCCGGAGTTGATGGTGGTCCAAAAGACGAATCTCCTCCCTGATGTCCATCTGACGATGGTACGTCAGGAGCATTACCACCATTTCCACCACCACCAACAACTACAGGATATGTTGTTGCAGTAACGGTAAAAGCACTGCCTGTTGAGTGTGGTGTGCCTGGCATGTTTGTTCTAAAACCACCAGCACCACCACCGCCGCCGTTAGAATCACCACCACCGCCGCCACCAGCAACGACGAGATACTCAACATTATTTGGTAAATTTGGATTGGATGATACCTCACTAACAGCAAGGGCACCCGATGATGTAAAAATATGTGCTCTATATACTTCAGAACTGACAGTATAGTCATTTACAACACCACCAGATGCAACGATTCCATCATTTGGTGGTGGTGGTTCAGGAGATATAGCATCAAGTCCAGTTGAATCTTTTACTAAAGCTCTAACGAACTTATTGACAAATTCGTCTCCAGATTGATTAAATCCTTTAATACCCATAATCAGACATCCGTGTCGCCGTTGACGATGAAGTTCACGGCAGAACCAATACCCGTTCCACCTGCATCTGGTGCATTCACTTCCACAGATAGTGTATCGTTATTCGTCATCACAATCGGATATGTTGATTCAAAGAATGTTGTTTCGTTTGGCGCTAAATCAATTCTCATGAATCTATTTGCGGTTACTGCTAATGCAGGTCCAGGTGTCAGATTCGGGTTAATATACATGGAAACTCTCGCTGTTCCCAGTCCGGTGTTATGCATGATAACGTTTTTAATATAACTGGTGGATGCAACACCCACTCCCCCAGCAGTCTGAGTCACGCCAACAGTAAAAATGCCAACTGTTGCAATACCAGTGACCGATTGTATATCTAATAACTGTGTCTTTTTGAGCGCCATTTTACTGTTTTTCCTTTATTTATTAAGTGAAGAGAGATGCGGTGATATCATTTGCATCACCACTTGAAGGTAAATTTGAGAGTGTTGATCCATCTCCTTCAAAAGATGTCGCAGTTACAACACCAATAATTGAAGATCCTCCAGATACAACGCTGATTCCACCAGCAGCAACACTTAATGTGCTTGATAATGTAGTGATACCAGCAACATCTAATCCACCACCATTAATTTCTAAACCACCTGCTGTGATGGTAACTTCATTAGCAAAGGTATTTGTTGATCCCTGGAATGTTGAGATACCTCCAACTTCAATACCACCAGCAGCAATATCAATACCACCAGTTGTGACTTTAATTCCTTCTCTTGCTGTAATGACTCCAACAGAGTCAATATTGGTAACATCTTCATAGGTCAGAGTTCCACCAACTGAAACATTACCACTAAATGATGCAGATGCAGCAGTCAGAATACCAGTAAAGTTAGCATCAGATCCGTTGACCTCACCACCACTTAAGGTAGTTACAGTTACAATACCAATATTCAGGTTAGTTCCAGCACCAAGGTCAAACGCAGTCGTTGCAAATGATACAGAAGAACCTGCTGATAACGTAGTGATTCCAGTAACAATAAGGTTTGATAGTGTAGTACCACCCGTTACTGAGAGTGTTCCGTCGTTTGTTTGATTGCCAGTTACAGTAAAATCTGCTGCCTGAGTAACAGCAGCAGCATTAAATGCTTTGAATGCAACTGCCTCTACAACATCACCACTCTGTGCAAAACTTGTGAGACCAACAACAGATCCATCGGTGGCGGTGAAGTCTTGTGCGACAATTAACTTTGCACCGTTTAAATATACGTCAAGGTAACCAGGAACGTATCCTGATGCAAAAGTGCTCTTCCGATATAACCGTTACGATCTGCCATCAGTTAACTCCTGTCAGGATGCTGAGATTAGCATCGATTGCATTAGCAGAATCACAATACACTACAATTTCATCAGTTCCCTCAAGTAGTGTTTTACCAACATCAGAGATAACAAAGGAACTTCCTGCAGGGACTGGAATCTTACTCGCGATTGATACCGAAACTGCCGTGCTTTGGTCTCTTACCTCAACCGTTAAGTTGACTGAGTTATCAGTATTGTTGGCAAAGGTTCCACCAATCAGAATACTCTTCGTTGCAGATGCTGAAGTGAATGCAGTCGTCGGTCCAAGGAACTTGACGTTCTGACTTGTGGTTGCTGCTGTGTTTGATGAAGTTCTATCAACAGTAACTGAACTTGCCCCAATCTCAGTAATTTTAGTTCCGGCAATAAAGTTTGAGTTTACCACCAGGTCACTCACGGCAACACCAACCGTTGAGATGCCAGTAATAATTGTTGTGGTAACACCAATAGCACCACCAGTTGACGAGGTAACAATACCTGCCGCTCTTGTTAATTTATTAGAAAAAGCTTCTGCCATCTTTCTTTAAGTGTTATGTGTATTTATTGTGAATTATGCGCCAAGAGCGATAACAAGACCAAGCGAAACACCTGGTGTAAATGTTACGGTTGCAATACCAGAGTTTGAACCGCTGCCTGTTCCCATGTCAACTGCAATTGCAGTTCCATTAGAAGAGGCAAAGTTGATTTGAGTAACACCAACTCCAAGGTTTGTTCCCTCAGAACTAATACCAAGACCACCATCATTACCGATATAAATCGGTCCATTCATTCCAGAGTGGTTTCCGCAGTTGTAGTGCAGAATCTCTGGTGCATCAAATGGAACAGCGAAGGTAACAACACCAACAGCAGCACCATTATTGGTAACACCCCTGGTAAATTGCTGACCATCTCCAGTTCCGTTTAAGGTATTGATGTAGAATGGGTGTCCAGAAGCATTTACAGAGAAATGATACTTCTTACCTCTTATCAGATATAAATCAGGATTACTTGTTGCCTCTGTAAATCCAATTCCAGTTGCAGCAAACTCATACGCACCCGATCCATTATTAGATATATCAAATTGGGTGAAAATATCCTTATCAGTAGAAACAATTGTTCCACTACCACCACCAGTAATCGTAAGTGAAGCAATAGTAGCAACACCTGTAATATTCAGGTTTCTACCAGTAACCTCATCATAAACAAGATCATCTAGAACATATAAATCACCGCCAACATAAAGATCTCCACCCGTGGTTGTAATGCCGCCAGATGAAGAGAGAGTTGTAATACCAGAAAGTGTAGTATTACCATCGACAACAAAGTCAGATATAATACCAACTCGACCACTAAAGGTCGAGATACCAGTAAATGTTGATAAACCAACTACTGATAAATTGGATGCTATTGATACATCA